GATAGTAAGTTTCGCAAGTTTGGGCGTTGTCGGCACGGATACCTGTCCTATTCCCTCTATGTCAACGGTCTGCGAATTGCTCGGAATTTCCTTGGTCAAATTATCGGGATTGATTGGAAATTTCATTGTGTAAATCTTGTTGTAATTAAGCATTATCCATATCGGGATTGTTTCGTCCTGAGTATAACTCGATGTTTTCAAACTCATCATTCACCTCGCAAATAAGAGACGCTCGCTTCCTGCACTTCTTCCACAAACTGCTTCATCATCGACTGAACGTCCATTCCGTTATTTATCGTAATTCCGCCCATGGAAACCTGTGGGGTAACCTGTGAATATGTCATGTTGTATTTATTCAACGCTTCCTTGGAAAGTAATTCGCGGTAGTCATCGGCAATGTCAACCATGTTTCTGTCCGAAACTTCTATTGCACCGTTTCCAGTTGTTTTCAGCGAACCTTTAATTGCGTCCTTGATGTCGGTTACTTTAGTGCCGATTTTAGACTGCAACCCTTTTATCCAGTCGTCCATTCCTTTACCGACTTGCGAACCTTTCATCGCTCCAGCGTCCATAGTTTCTTTTATGCTTTTATATTCTTTTAATTCCAATTTTTGCATTCCCATTTTTTTACCGATGAATGAATCCGCGATTGCATTTTGCAATTTTACAAAAAGATTTATCAACGCCATTATTGCGTTGTATCCTGCCGCATAAATTGCCCCAAATACTTTACCGATAACAGCACCTGCTTTTTCAAAAGTTGCTCCGCACTTAATCCACGCAGTTATCAGCAAGGCAATAACGGCAATAACTAACAGAATCTGCCAGTTTGTCGCGACAAAAGTTGCTATTGAACTAGCCAATATTTTTGCGTTTGTCGCAAGATAATTAGCCAATATTTTTGCGTTTGTTGCTATTGTTACTGCCAGCATTCTAGCATGATTCGCTATCCAAATTGTAGCAAGCAATGCCAAAGTTCCAGCAACTATCATTAGGGATTCGGTAATTTTTACTATATTTTTGATGATAAAATTTTGTATTCCGTTTTTTACTTTAATCACAAATGTTGAAAATTTCGTGTATAATTTATTTACGTTATCGATGATGGAAACTAAAATCGGAACTACCTTTGACAACAATCCGTTTATCAACATCAATTTGTCGCCGTTGATTGAATTGCTCAATCTTGAAATTGCACTTTGTAACGGTAAAAGAGTTTTTCCGATGTTTTCCCGCAAATCACCCAAATTATTCTTAACGCTTGAAATTTGACCTGCGTCCGTATGCGCCAATGCCGCGTTCATATCTCCGACATTGTCTTTTATGATTTTTGCCAATGTTGCCGCCCTTTCCATTTCGTTTCCAGTCTTGAGCATTTGTTTTTCTTCTTCGCTGAAAATATAACCCATTCTGGATAATGCACCTGTCTGTCCGCTCAATACTTTACCCATCATGTCAGCGGTCGCCTGAAAGTTTTGACCGTTTGCGTTAAAACCATATTGCTGGGCAATGAGATTGTTCATTGCTGGAATCAATTCTTCAATTGCTTCGCGGTTAGAAGTAAATGACGCTAATTCCTGCGCACCCTGAAGAATCATCTCGTCACCATAAATTCCAGCCCTCTGTTGTGCAGACGCAAGGTCTTTAATTGCCTGAATGTCGCCTTGAGTTGCATTCATTCGCTGTTTCATTATTGTTTCAAGTTTCAGTTCCTGTTCCGACTGATATTGATATGCACCAATGCTTTCGGACATTGCCATATTGAGTTTGCTTATTCCGCCTTTTACAAAATTAACTCCCAGCGAAACTGCTTGAATTGCCGCGCTGGCGGTTATCACCTTTCGTTGCAAGTTAGAAAATGAATCTCCAGCGTCATTTAATTTATTTATCATTTTCTGAAGCGGCGAACTTGTATTGTCTACAAATCCAAATGTGGTATTTATTTTAGCCATATTTTACCTCGGTAATTTTGATTCCTCCACTTTTTCCGCTTGCACTTTCTTATCAATACAGGCAATTACGAACGCTTTTTCTTTTCTGCTCAACGAATTAAATTGATTTGGTGTCCAATGAAAGTTGAGAACGGCGTACATGCAGTAAGCACATTCACCGTCCTCATTTATCAGTTTTTTGCGTTTTCAATCTCCATTTCATAGGATTCAAATCCGCTCAATTCCTGAATTTTCACGGAAATATCCGAAACTACCCCAGCAGGGAATTTTTTGTTGATGAATTCAGTTGCCGAAACACAACCGACTTTTTTCAAAAATCCTGCGTCCCTGAAGTTTGGCTCAACAATGCAAGCGTCCAGAACAAGTGAAGAATACTTTCCACTGTCAAATGTAATTTTATTTTTGTTGATTACATTTGAACGACGCTGAAATTCATTGTGTTCATCTTCGGTGAGCGGTCGAATAACCAGTTCGAGGTCTTTGCCGTTAATTTTTACTGAAATTGTTTTTTTAATTTCAGAAACGTTGTTAAGATTCAAAAAATCGTCCAATTTGCTCATAAATAGCCTCCAAAGTTTTTTTTAAGTATAATTTCCGAAAACAATGATACACTATTTTCGGAAATTATTTAATTACATCTACGAATTTATGTCCGAAAATTCATCGGGCATTTCGATGTCACTGAACGTAAAGTTCATTGTCTGGTCAAGGAACTCCGAATCCGTATCAAGTTTCGCAACTTCCGCTTCGTCAAGGTTCACATCAATCAGCGTTACAACCTGTTTTCCGATTGAAGAAGTCGGGTCTTCGTTCGTAATCTGCAACTTGAAATATGTATCCGTGCCGTTTTTAGCATAGTCAATGAGCATTTTTGACCAGCGCGAACTCGCATAGTGAATCGTAAGCGTTCCCGTGCCAGTCCAGCCTGTCGCCTTATTCTGCGTTCCGCGGTAGCCCAACGCCTTGAACTCGGTCTTGTTCTTCGTGATTTTCGCCGAAACGCTCTTGCATTCCGCAACCGCAATAACATTGCCGTCAATGGTAGCGTAGAGTGTTCCTTCCTTTCCGCTGATTCCGTCAGCGGCTTTCATGTATTTCCAAGAATCTGCCATCGGTCAACCTCCTTATGAATTGACGTTACAGGTCAAATAAAGTTTTTCCATGCTGTCTACAGGTTTAACCGCCCATGTAACAAGCACCGAATCCAAATCATTTCCCTGCGAAATTTCAATGTCGGTTGAACCGTCGAATTCCTGAATTCCTGCAAGTCGCTGAAGTTCGTTTCCATACTGCGTCAAATCCGCCTTGAAAAGCGCACGTCCTGTTTCATTGTTGTCAACCTTTCCCATGTAAGTATCTTCCCATGTAGTTTTGGTTGTCGTACCGATTTCGTCAAGCGTCCGCAACACTCGGTTTTTGCTGAAGTTGTAATTTCGGTCGCTTGAATAGGTGTGAAGGCTGTTTATATCCTGCTCAACCTTGATGTTTCCGCTGGTAGATGTTGAAAGTACAAACTTGCCTTTGGAAAGTGCTTCCTTGATTTCGCTGTCCGTCAGTTCGTCAACAATCGATGTTGCGCCTGTAATTGTCTTTGCCGTGTTGGATTCGTTGAAATTTGCCCCTGCCGTCATTCCTGCAACAATGGCAACAAATTCTTCCTTAGTCCACGTTACGCCGTCAATTACCGCACCGCATACACTGTTGATGATTCCCTCTGAATCCGCGCCGTCATAATCCGCAACAACCGCCTGAACATATTTTCCCTCATCGTCCCTTTCCTGCTCAATGAACGAAACCACGTTTGATTTAATGTTGGTGTCGGAAGTAAGACACGCGAAAGTCTGCCAGTTCGACATCTTCAGAAGTTTGAACATTGCAGGATATGCGGTTGAAATTTCTTCAACGCCGTCCGTTCCGCCTGAAAGCGCGGTTCCTGCCGTCGGCGAAAATCCGCTTTCCGCACCCTCGCTTGTATCTTCGGCAAATTCTACATAGTCATTCGATTCAAGGTCGGCAATCTTTTCCGCGGTCTGTTTGTCTGCCTGAACGCCGTTTACGTATGTAATGACAGTGTAAACATTGGTCGAAGAATCCTGCGAAACCGCAATGATAATGCTGTTTCCGAATGTTCCGTTGCATTTTGCCGTTACAAGAAGTCCGCCGATTGTTGCTTTTGCCTTTAGCCCACCGCTGTTCGTGCGGTATACAAGTGCCTTGTAAGCATATGAAAGCGCACCCCGAAGAATCTTTGAATCATCACTGAATGCGTCAAATCCTACGAGTTTCTGACTTGAGCCGTCCAGCAAATCGCTCGAAAGTACTTCAATCAGTTTTCCGTTTTCGCCCCAAGATAAAGGCAATCCGATAGCCACAATTCCACGGTCGCCCACTGTCATTGACGATTTTTCAACCGCCTTGAAGTTGATATATGCGCCCGGTCTAACTTTGTTCTGCGAAGTCCAAGTTCCGCCAGCCATTTTTTACTCCTTTACAAAATTTTTACTGAAATCGTCCGCCGTGTAAATTGATACATTGCCAGACGAATCCTTAACTATCCAGTTATTTTTCTGCACCACCAAGCGTTCGTCATTGCTTCCCGTAATGATTCCGCTCAGCGTGCGGTTCTTTACGTTCACGGTGTAATCTTTCATACCTAACCATATGTAGATTTCCTTGACCACATCGAACGTAAATTGCATTGCCGTTACAGATTGCTGTTTGGTCTTATAATTATCCGCCATTTACAGTAACCTCCATTTTATTTTGTTTTATCGTTTCTTCCCCAGAAACATATTTCGACAAAATATCAATGCTGAAAAAAAAGTGAAGAACGCCGTCAACTTTTTCCACGCTTTTTTCCTTGCACCGTATTTTTTCGTTTTCAAATTTCAATATGTTGAAACTTTCCAACAATCTCAATCCCATACCGTCAAGATTCTGTTCAAGTTTCGGATTCGTGCTCGAATCGCTCGCCACCCTGTATCGGATTTCCATGGAATAATGCAGAATGTGGTAATTCTTCCTTTCTTCCTCATCGCTTAAATTCACCTGATAGACGAAAAAATGGGGATACTCAACTTTTGCCCTTGCTTCCTTGTATGTAATGACATCGGGAAAGGATTCAACAAGTTGTTCAGCAACCGCCTGTTTCACGTCTTCGCCGTCAATGTACATCATTTAATCCCCAGACTTTTACAGAATTTTTCAAATTCCTTTACATACCGCAAAGGCATTTGCCGTCTTACTTCGTTAATCGATGTCTTGAGCATGAATCGTCCGTTGTAATAACCAACCTCTATTCCGCCCCGAACTATCCTGTGTCCGTATTCGATGTCCGTGGCATATTCCATTCCGTTCAGAATCTCCACTTCAAGCGTATTTCCCGAACCGCTTACGTCCCCAAGTTCCCACGCACTCCGTAATGCACCTGTATCAACTGGCGTTTTCGGTTTTGCCTTTGCAAGCACACGCTCCGCCATTTCGACAAGAAACGATTTCAAAAAATCATTGAAACCTTTCTCCAGCCCCTGCACCGATTTAGCGAACTTTTCAAAATCTGAAAAATCAACGCTGAATCCCATTCTAGTCGTACCACCGTGTAAGATACGCGCCCTGTTCCTCTTCAGTGGGAACAAACTTTTCCGCGGTAAATTTTATTTTTCCGTTTCCCAAATCCGAAACATTCTTCGCTACAACAAATGTTTCATTCGGAACAAGAATCATCTTTGCTCCACCCTTTACTGTAAGCGTTTTTCCGCTGTCTTCATGCTCAAGGTTTACCAGACTGCATACAATCGTGTACACATCATCATTTTCGCTTATCGAATCAACTTCGATTTTTTTGTAAAAATGATAGCCCCTTGTAAGTCCGCCGTCATTCTTCGTGTAAAGTCCGTTCACCAAGAACCTGAATCCGTTCGCAACATCTGAACTTTCGTAAATGAATCGGACTTCGTGCGAATCCTCAACGTCCGAAATAACCGCCGTTGCCGTCCCCTGTAACTCTCCGTCAATCTCGCAGTCAACCGCCGTGAATCCGTCTACCGCTGGTGCGGAACGGTTGAAAGCAGTGTTTTTTTCAACTTCCACGCTTTCCGAATCCCTAATCTGCACATCACCCGAAACATATTCGATTGTTATGATTATCGGATTTATCGGCGGAACTGGTGTTGCGCTTTCGCTTTCAGTTGCGTTCATATTCATGAGCACCTTTTTTCTTCCCTGCGAAACAACTGGATTTCCGCAACGTCCAGAATATACCGCAAGCAAATTTCCGTTGCCGTCCATTTTCTTTGCCACGATAAAATCATCATTCTGCACGTCAACCCAGTTCTGCAAGTGAACCGTTACGCTCTGAATAATCGGTTTTACGTCAACCGATGTCGGGTCGGGATTATCTACGGAAGAATATGCAACGTGCGCAGGAATGTTTGAGTAAATTTCCTTCAAACTTCCTTCAACATCACGCTTGATGTCTACATAGTCGCTGTCGAACAATTCTGACATTATGTTGCCAATCTGCCCGAAATTGAATCCGCTCATACCGCGTATAACTTCCTGAACCGCCTTAATTCCGCTGAACGTGAAATTCTGTCTTCCACGTTCGCCTGTATTTCCGAACCGTTCGTGAACGAAACGCTCCGTCCGTCTTCACTCACGCTCGATACGCTTCCTACCACCTTTCCGCTGTTGTTTTTATTTGCATTTTCGCGATACAAATCAACAACCATTCCGCAAAGCGTGTAATTCAAGGCAGACGGTAACTCGGTGATATGACAGTAGTTGAGGATTGCATTTTCAGTCAACGCAATAAAAATATTTATCACGCTGTCTGCGGAGGCGTTGTCAATCCCCAGCATTGTCTTAATCACGGACAAAAAATCAAATTCCTGTTCTTCCGAATTATCATCTGCCATTTTTTCTATTCCTTTTTCTTCAACTTTTCCGCGTCCGTTTTCTTCTTTGAAGTTTTAACGGTCGCCGATTCTTCAGCAACCGCATTTTCTTCAACTTTCGGAGCGGACACTTCCTGCACCTTAAGGGCGGAACTTTCAGAATTTTTATCTGCAAGTTCCCTTGCTTTCGCCCTTGCCCTCATTGCACTGAATGCGCTCAAACCCATTTCCGCACCGCCTTACAGCGTATGAACAAGTTTAACCATGCCGATTTTCTTGATGTCAGAAACTAGGTTCCAGTTCGCGCCTGTCGCAAGTTCTTCGTCACTCGGAGTTGCGCCCTTGATGTTCGCACCGCCAATCCACGAAATTCCTTTCGGGTGAAGCACTTTCGCCTGTCGGTTGATGAGATAATCCGTTGAACCAAGCGAATCTCGGTCGGTTTCAACGGTCGTGAGTGATACAGGCACTCCCATACCGCGCTGAATCGCACCGCGTGCAAGCAGATAGGTCGTGTATTTTCCGTCTGCAACAGGAGCAGAATCATCGGTTACAACCCTGTAACCAAGGTAGGTCGGAATCTGAATCTTGCTTTCAGCGACAGGAATAAACTGAATCACGTTCTGTTTCTGCAATTCAGTAAAGGTTGCCGAATGCATATAAATCATGGTGAGTAAATCGCTTGCGTCTCCCATGAGTTGCTTTGCGTCCAGAACCGCGCTCGCCGAAATCTTAGTGTCGGAATTGCTCGTAACGTCTGAAACAAGGGAAGCCATTGAATCGCTGGCAAATACGCCGTTGAGAATTGACATGATGTTTGACTTTTCGTCCCGCACCCACCAGTCTGCAACACGTTCTGCAATAGCCCTCATCGGGTCATCACCAGCAATCGCGCCAGCAAGTTCATGCGCACCCCATGCATTCGCACGAATAAGCACCGTTGCAAGTTCCGATTTGCTCGTAATGTTGCTTACTTCAATCGGATTCGTGTCGTCAAGCACCTGTGATTTTCCGCTCAGGTCGTTCCATTTCGGCATTGTGAGAATCGTGCCACCGCCTGTAATAAGTCGGTTAAGTTCGGCATTATTTTCAACAACGCCAGCATTCATGATTTCGCTTTTTTCCGTTGTTTTATCAATAACGTACTGCGAAAACAATTCAGGTTGAATTACATCTTCAATTTTGGTCACTGCCATTTTTTACTCCTTTTGCTTAAAATTATTACCATGACGGAGATTTGCCGTAAACGATTGTATACATTTCACGCGCTTTTTCCCTGTCACTTTTAATCAGATTTCCCTGCTCCGTAAGATTTCCGCTCTTGAATGGATTGTTCTCGATTTGAGAAGTTGACGGCTCATTCAGCGGTTTTCCTTTCGGAACTGTCTTTTCTTCGACTTTCGTAAAACTTAGCACCTGTGCCAATGCCTGTTCGATGTTCGTATTCTCATCTACCAGACCTTTAGCCATTCGGACGTATTTGTCAACTGCGACAAAGCACTGATAATAGCGTCTTTTTCCGCAATCTGACTCTTCAGCAGATTCACTTCACTATTCAGATTTTCCAGATTCTTTGCCTGTTTTTCCGATTCCGAAAGAGTGTTGTCATATGCTTCCTTGAACTTTGACAATTTGTCTTTTTCGTCGGGTTTCAGTCCAAGCATTGCCAGTAATTCTTTTTCCGCCTTGTTCTTTGCCGAATTAAGAATCCCTGCGCTGTGTCTGTCAAAATCCGCCTGTGTTGCGAATGTCCTGTACGGTTCATTTTTTACCGCTTCTTCCGCCGTTTTTTCCGTTGTCTGCGTATCAACTTTTACTTCCGCCGTTTTTTCAGTTTCAGGCGTTTCAACTTCCTGCGTTTCAACAGTTTCCATTTTTTCCCCTTTTAGAGTTTAAAATAAAAAAAGGTCAAAAAGTTTTTCGCTTCTTGACCTTTCAGATTCCTAGTTTTTTTGTTTTTCTTTTGCCTTTATAACCTCTGTGCCATGTATCATGACATCGTACGAAGTTCGGCAACGTCTGCAATAAATCTCGTTAATTATAATTGATTCCTTTGTCAACTTCAACAGTGGTGCGTTGCACTTCGGACATCGAAACCAAACAAAGGTTTTATCCATAACCTTTATTCTAGTTTATTTCAAGAAAAAAGTAAAGTGCTATTCCTCAACCACGGAATATCCGCATTCACGGTATTTCCATGGCAATTCCTTCTTGCACAATTCTATCATTTTCATAATTTTCAAATTTACCGCCGAACTCATGTCAGCGTCTACAAGACTTGTGTCCACGCACGACTTCAGTTCATTCTTCAGGGAATTGTATTTTTCCCTGTATGACAATAATTCCTTATACGCCGTCATCGGCATGGACACTGTTATTTCAGATTCTTTCATTCCAACACCCCCAGAAAAGATACGCTTGTTTTTTTCTTCCTGTTTCTTGCTGATTTTCTGCCATTCTCAACCAGCCAGTCCGTGGTTCTAAGCGAATAACGCTTATGCACGGAACTAGCCATGATTTTCTCAATCTTTATTTTTATGTTCGCTGAAGAAACATCGTCTCCCAGCGAATCAATAATTTTCTGCAATTCCCAATTTTCAAAAATCAAATTTTGCCTCCCATGAACACGGCGCGATAATCCTCGCCAATATTACATCTGATTTTAAGCGATTCAGGGAATTCCTTGCAAGATTCAAACACATCAAAATGAATTTTTTTATCCTTTGAGAATTTGAACAAATCCAGCATTCGCCATGCTGGAAAAGAAACCTTGATGTTTCCCTTAACGTCCAGCATGGATTGAGTAATATTTCCATACTCCGCTGACATCTCAGGACCAATTCCGTCTTCTGGAAAATCAATCCTAAGGGTCAATTTTTCAAGGTCAAGAGTTATTTTTTCTGCGTGTTCCTTGTTCTTATGCTTAGTCAGCAATTCCCTAGGAATTGGAATTTCACTGAAGTCTACAGTGAAACTTGACAGCAAGTTTCCCACCCGACCCCAGCATTTTTCTTCAGCAGAATCAAAAATATATTTCCACTGATAAACAAAATCTTTGTCTTTATCGGGAACACGTTTTAATTTGTTGTCAAACACAGCAAACTCACCGTCCGCCATGCTGTAGCAGTCTATTTTCTGGAAAACCAATATTGTGCCCTGCGTGGCGAACATCTCACCACGCTTGCAGAAAATGCGGTTCGCTATTTCCCTCGTGTCATTTTCTGCGTATGAAAAGGGCAATAAACCCTTTGCAATTTTTTCAAATTTTTTCTGGTTGTTGATTTTCATTCATACCTCCGAAACCGTCAATCGTCCACAATCATAATCATAGAGAAAATTAGGACCATCAGAACAAAGAACAAAGAAAATAAGGTGCTCAGACCAATCGCGTGAAAAATTAAGAGCAGAATCAAGAACCATGTTGAAACCGAATTCGTTAAATGTATACAATCCCGAATCATCAGGTTCAGGAAGATAAAAATGCGCAAATTTTTTGAATACAGATTCGAAATGCGAATTGTCAAGATTACAAGTCTCAGGACAATTTCCCAAATCATCATAATAAATTGAATAGTTCTGTTTCATTTTTTCCACCTCTCTAAGTTAATTTTTAGTTGCTTTCCTGCAACCTTTTATGCCTTTATTATAATCTATTTATTTTTTTTGTCAAGTACTTTTTTTTAATATTTTTCGTTTTTTTCAAAATGTAATTCAACTCCGTCATTATTTTCTTCCCCCAAAATCAACAGAAATCGCAAGATTCCCTGCGTTACGAAGTCTTTCTTCCTCTAATTTTCTTTTTTCCTCTTTTTCTTTTTCTTCCTTCAATTTCCTTTTTTCCTCCAATTTCCCTAAATATCTTTCCCGCACATCGTTGTACAATCTTATGTCGATGAGAAATTGTTTATACTCCCAATCCATTTCGAGAAAATAATCCGCCAGAATGTCAACATAAGCATAATCAAAATCAATACTTTTATCTTGTTTCCATTTCAGCGAAAGTTCGTAAACTCTGTCGTCAAATGATACTGGTAAATTTTTCATTATTTATCCCCCATCATTCCATACTGCACTTCTTTCCGTACAGCCAACCAAAACAGAATTCCCTCGAATAAATAATAATCATAGTGATGTTCCAAGCAGTAATTATAGACTGCCACGTTGTCCAGAACATCACCGTTCGATTCAACATATTCCCTGCATTCTTCATATACAGGGAAAGCAAACTTAAATTTAGCCTTTATGTTATCGTTAATCATTCTTCACCTCCGTAATACTTTTCAACGCACGCATCCCACTTTTTAGAATCGTTGTCATAGACAAAAGCAATCTCAGTGGCGTGGCAATCGTCACAGTAAACCGTCAGACAATCTGAATAACCGCTATCATGCGGAAAAACCGCCAAGATGTTAAATGGTAAATCGTCAAATGTGCAGAATACACCTTTCATATACGGTTCAAAACCATTCAGAGCATTGAGCCAAGAATTTAATTTTTCCTCAAATTCTTTATCCAAATTAAATTCAGAATAAATCATAATTTTACCTCCTGCCAGCCGTCCCAGAGAAACAAGTTCCTTGCCCTTTCCCTGAACTCATTGCTGGCGTTCTTCCAGAACCTTTTCAAATTCTCATCTGAAAAGGTCAGCGCAACACCCAGACATTCGTCTGAGCGTGTCATAAGTGATTCGTACAGCGTCATTTTTTCTACAACCAACTATTCGATTCTTCAGACCAAGTCATGCCGAATATCGGATATACCTCATCATCGCCCTCATAGACGTTGCCCTCCATGTCGATACACGCATTGACACCTTTGCCAATATCCTCTTCGTATTTCCATATTCCAGAATCAACTAGCCAAAAATACGTTTTTCCGTCTTTGCCTTCACAGCAATCAATACAGTCGTCTGCCTCGCGTTCCACGAAATCGAAGAAATCTTCATCTCCCATAGTTTCCCTGAAATAATTAGTAGTTTCCTCGAATAATTTTTGAAGTAACTCCATTTCCTTTTCTTTTGAAATTTCTTCATTCAGTCTCTGCATTTCCTTACCTCTCTAAGTTAATTTTTAGTTGCTTTCCTGCAACCTTTATACCTTTATTATAATCTATTTATTTTTTTTGTCAAGTACTTTTTTAAT